GATCTTCCAAGCCGATCTGTCCTTCGTGTCCGTAATCACGAAGTCCAAAGTAAGGCGGTGAAGTTACGCAGCAGTTCACGGATCGGTCTGGAAGCGTCTTCATCATTTCGATGCAGTCGCCGTTTAGGATTTGTGTTTTCACTTTCTCCTCCTATCAAGATACCTTCTCAACGAATCCTCCGCTTCCGACTCAACGAACCGAGTCGCCTGCGTAACAACCTCCAACCACTGGCCATCGATCTGGATCTCCCAATCCCAGCGATAACAATCGTCCTGATGGTTAGGCCAGCACCGAAGCGGGTATCCGCGCCAGGTTGATGCGTTCATGATTTCGCCTCCCAAGGAAACCAGCTTGCGCTGCGATCGATGCCGAGTTGCGTATAGTAAAGTGAGCGATAGCGCACGGCCTCGCCTCGCGCCTCGTCGCGTTCTACCTGCGCCGTTGCGGCCATCTCCACAGCGCAATGCCACTTATTGCGCCAGCCTTCGATTTCGTGCCGCGCCTCGTCGCGCTCTTCCTTCAGCTTTGCAGCGAGCTTGGAAATTTCCTCAAGCGCCACTTGTAGATTTAGATCACTCATCTTGGTTGGCAAGGAAGTTATCGAGCTTGGCAATGTCGCGGCGAAGCATTTCATTCTCAGCCAACACATCATCGCGCTGCTGCTTGAGTTCAGCTATCAATTCCCGCGCCGCCGCCTGATAGCTAGCGAGCGCGTTTTCGAGAAGTTGGAGTTTCGTTGTAATCATAAACATATTGTTCAATCTTTTGCATATCCTCCACCGCCTGCGATCTGCCCTCTGGTGTGTCGTCGTAGCTGTTCTGATATTTCGGAAATGGCTTGTCTCGACATAACCGAGAACCCACGGCGCACCCATTGCAGCAGATCACAAGGCGGATAGAGAACTCTAGCATTTAGAACGGGATGTCGTCCCCGTCTGCGGGTTTCTTGGCGGCAGGCTTTCCGGCCTTCCATGCTTTCAACTCGTCGCCGAAAATCCAGCGATCGATGCAGTTGAATTTCTGATCGGGGTTGTTGGTTCCTGCCTCCTCACCGATCTCGGCGACTCCAACAGTTCCGACAAGATCGATGGCATCGATGCTCACCTCCTCGCCGGGAACAACGGCTTGCCCGATCGAAGCAAGAAACTGATCGATTTTCCACGATGCTTTCGCCGTGAACACCAGATGATCCCAGACTTCTGGCCCCTCGGTTCCGTCTTTCATTAACACTTTGCAGATGAGTTTAATCATTGCATTACCGTTCTGAGATGTTTTCTCCACGGCGTTCTTGACTTCTACTTTATACACTCCCGGCTCTACAAAGTATGTTCCGGCCTTCTTTGGTTCTTCTTGTTTGTAACTTGGCATTTTCTATTTTTCTTTCTTTTTGACTTGGCGCATTTGCGGTGTGCCTGGAGCGCTCTTGACCAGTTTCTCGGCATCCTCGACGCCAACCTCGGCGGCGAGTTCCAAAAATTTGTCGGCGGAGATTTTCCCGCCGGTTGCATAATAGATTTGTTCGGGCTTGCACTTGGCGATCACGGGAATGGCATCGGCGGGCTCGACATAGCGGCGGTTTGCCGCGTTCGTCAATTTCCACCCGTCCACCTCTTCACCGGCCTGCAATCTTTCCTTTAGCGCATCGGTGAGCGGTTCGCCAAATTCCTTCACGAACCACTTGTAGCGCGCCACGAAGTCCGAATGCTTGGCCGGATCCGCCAGAATGCGATCCCTGATGATCGTGAGCGTGTCGGCATTCGTGGCGTCAATATCCGCCAGCGCGGCCTTGCTCTGAAGCACCAGCGCCTTGCATCGATCCTTGTTCGCGCACCAATCGCAATACTCGCACGGCTGCGGCTGCGCCAGCGGGCTGGTAGCCATACCAACGACATCGGCCAGAATGCGCTCGCATTGCTCGCGAGTGAACTCGTAAGATCGAACGGCTTGCTGATCGACATAAACCACATGGGCCGTCCAGCAATCTTCCCAAGTCGCGTCCATGCAGGCCAGCGCGTAGGCCGCGAGCTGTTCTCGGTAGTTGCGTATTTGGCCGGTTTTCACATCGGCCACCCACTTCGCGCCGACGCACACCGCATCGGCGGTGCCGGGGCGTGATAGCCCCGGCACATCCATTTGCAAATATTCTTCGCGGGTTTCGATCAGATGCTCTTGCGCTAATTCCCGCAGCTTCGCAACGCCCCACTCGACGGCAGTTTTATCCTCTTCGGGCTCTATCTCGGCGCGGAAATCGCCGATGATCCAATTGCGGATGGCGGCATCGATCCTCGTCCCGCGTTCTGCCGCTTCGCTCGCGCCACTTGCGCCAACGAAGACGGGACAGCTTGCGAGCTTGGGAAGCATTGATGGTGATATTTCTTTCATTTCTCTGATATCTTTCCTGCCGCCTTTATTAAGTCTGCCATCACGGCACGCTTGGCTCGCTCATACATTACGGCTTCGACATAGGCTTTCTCCGTCTCTTCCCATTTCTCCTCGTATGTATTGAGAACCTCGCACTTTTCCTTAAATAATCTCCACGCCTCGTCCCGCTTTAGCTTTAAGGCAGCGATTGCTGAATCGTTGAATGTTGTGGTTTCTTTGCTTCGTTTCATTTTCCATCCCTCCAGTTGGTGACAGCGGCCAGAAACGCATTGACATCGGCTGCGATTCGCGCAAGCGCTTTGTCGCTGCAATCGCGCCATGTCTGGCCTTCTTTGATTTGCGCCTTGGCAACCAAGAATGCGTTTACATCAACTTCTTTTTCTTCAACGATGAACTGCCATGCAGGCACTTCCTTCTCGACGGAAATCTTTGCCGTTTTTTCCGTCACTTTGGCGAACAGGTGCGCCACCGAATCCCAAGCCATCGGCAACTCTTCCGCAAGCCCGCTGCGAGTCTTGGCATCGTAGGCAGCACTGTGGGTTGTAAGAATGATGCGTTCCTTGCCGCCGATGCCTTTCGAGCGCCCGCTTTCGCTCTCGACTGTCTTGGTCTTGAACTTGAAGAACCACAACTCGTCGGCCCACTCTTTCACAAGCGGCGAACATTGCTTGCTCATCTTGAGTTCATAGCGATCATACGCTGCAAGAAGATCGGGCGGCTCGACGCGCTTGACTTGACTGTGCGCGATCAACACAACATTCTTTCCGGCATTGATCAGGGATTCCAGCGAGCCAAGCAGGCGCGCCATCTTCTCTGCCGTCATCACCCAGCCCTTGCCATATCCAAAATCCTCAACGGATTTCTTCTTATGCTCGGCGAGCAACTGATCGACAAGCATGCGCTCCGTCCAATCAATCGAGTCGATCACGATCGTGTCATAGCTCGCCGTTTGGCATTCGCGAATAGCGGCGTCGAGTTCTGCGGCATCTGATATTTCAGCGCGATCGGTCTCCAAGTGAGCCGTGCCGCCTTCGACATCCAAAAACAGCGGCCTTGGGAATTGTGCGGCGAAGGTGGATTTGCCCACGCTTTCGACGCCGTAGATTACCACGCGCTGGGCGCGGGTTTGTTTGCCTGATGTTATTTTCATTTTTATTTTTCTTTCTATTTTCGCCTTTTATTCACTCGACTCTGCCGCAGGCGAAACGGCAAAGTTGCTCTCCCGCACAATGCGGAAGAAATCCTTGGCAGGCATAATCGCCAGCCATTCGTGGTCGTTGCGGCGGTGAAGCACCACCGGCAGCTTGTAGCCTGCATCGCGTTGAGCCTGGCTCACCCAATCGTAAGGGTTGCCCTTCTCGCAGCGCTTCACCTCGAAATGCAGCCCACTCAAACTCTCGCACACCACATCCGGCGAGTCTGTGCCGCCAGCGAACTGCTGGCCCCGACGAGCGGGGAATCCTTCATCGGTTAGAAATGCGGCGGCTTCGCGTTCGCCGCGCTTGCCTTTTTGTTTGCTATTCATAGTTTGTAGATTGGCCGCAAAGCGGGCATTTATGAAAGTTTGGTTGGTGTTCTGGAACGCCGATCGAGAGCAGGAAGATCGCGAATCCAACGGCAGCGGTGATTGCGGCCATTACAATCCACTCATGCGGCGTCGGTGGCTTCATTTCAAGCATTTGGTTTTAATCCGACAGGCTGGAACGCCGACAGCATCGCAGACAAGATCAAAGGCGCTGGAGCGAATGAAGGCCAACGCATCACGGCGGTTGTATTCTTGTTGGCGTTGGTTCTCGGGCGTCTTGAATTTTCGATCATCAGTCAAATCCTCCACGGTGACTTGCAGGATGCCGATCAAGACACGCCTTAGATATTGAAGCTCGAGTTGTTCAGCGCTCATTGCGGCGCTCCCGGTTAAACCACCACTTGCGAATGCGCTCGGCCTCGCTCTCGGCCCGTTGCGATCCGATGATCCAGCCAGCGGCAAACATTGCGCCGCCGCCGACAAGGTAGGTGAGAAGGAATTCAAAAGTGCTCATTTGGTTTTCCTTTCAAGTGTGACTGTATTGGGCCAGACGCTATGTTGGAAATGGAATTTGCGCTCGGCTTCGTTCTTGTCGGCGGCCCAAACATAATCGCCGAAAATTCCAAGGACGTTGGATGCGATGCAAAAATAAAGGTTCATGTCTGTGGGCTTCTGGTTGGCGGCGCAGGGATCGAACCTGCGCCTTGGGGTTAATTAGAATGAAAAATCGTAGTAGTGATCGCGCTTGCCGATTGCGAGACGCTGCCCGCGAATTGATTCACCTTGACGCACCCATGCACTATTTTTGCGAAGCGTGAAAAAGGTGGGCGATCCCGTCCCGCGCTTAAATGTGTATTCTTGAGAGTCGCTCATTCCGTTTTCGTCAACACGGGTTGCAATGTCCTCAACTATTCCAACCCGCTTTCCGCTCTTGCTAACCTCTACGATTGTGCAGGCGCGGCGATCTGTCCATCCAAGGATCGTTCCGCCCATGCCGATTTCCGGTGCTGCCATACGGCATCCGCTAATAATATGGTTCATCAATGAACCTGTTTCTGTGCCTGCTTTGAGTTGTGTTGCTGTTGTCATTTTCTATTTCTATTTAGTGTTTCTATTTCTGGTTTCGCTCGCGGTTCCCCGCTTGCTTGGTGAAGAAATTAGAATCCCCTGCGCAGATGTAAATAAAAAAGTGAAAAAATATTTTCACCCTATCAAACAATTTTTCTTTACACCTGCGGCAAGTCCGCGGAGCCGCATGAATTCTAGCTCTTCGGGTGATAGATGTGAATCATTCGCGATGCCGACCCGATCATGATGCGAATTTTTTTCGACTCTAATTCGCCAGCAGTTGCCATTCTTTTGAGCCGCATGCGCACACCATCAAGCGATACACTAGTTTTATTGGCGACGCATTCAGCCGTCATCCAGCCTTGCGCGAGATAGGCGTCGAGATCATCGACAACCATGCCCTCAAAAACTTTCGCCCACGCACTCGTCAGAGCGGCAGAATCCACGGCTGATCCTTTTTTCTTTCGCATAAATTTACTGTGATGCTCTTTTCGGAATAGTGGCCGTAAGCAAATCCTTGGCTCCAGGCTAGCGTTGCGCGACGGGTATCAGCATAAGGCATGTCAAAGCGCGCCAGCATTCCGACGCAATACCCCGATGCCCCGGCGATCGTGCGAGCGCGCTCCCAGCCCACTCGGTGAAGGTGTGCCATCACGCATTGGCCGTAGGTTTCCGCATGGTCGCGGATGGCTTGGACATTATACATGTAACCATGGAGGAATTTTGTTTCGCCAAGCTCAATGAAGTTGCGAATGCCGTAAGGCGTGAGTTTAGCTTTGAGCTTCTGCGCCGTTTCCTCGATGCGTTGGATCGTTAGGCTAGAGGCATGGGCGACGAGCGCGTTGGGCGATGCTGCAAGCTTCCAGAGCCGCGCCTCGTGATTGCCGCACAGGATGAAGTTTGGCTTGAGTTCGTGAAGAAATTCTATGCCCTCGGAGAGATCGCTGCTAATGTTGGCGGCGTGATCACTATCGTTCGTGTCGCGGATCGCCCCGCTGCGAAATGCGGCGAGATCAAGGAAGTCGCCAAGGTGGATCGTTGTGTCGGGTTTCCAGCGCGCCTTAAACTCTAACACGGCCTTGCGCGCTTCGGCATCGATCTGATCGCCGTGGCTGCAACCTACAGCCATCCATTTTTTCCATTTGGTTACGGGTGTCATTTTGAAGGTGGTTCGTCGGGCCCAAAGCCGTCGCGGCTAAACATTGGCCTGCCGTCATCATCGAGAAAAGGGAAATGCTTTAGGCATCGATATGCCCTTTCCTTCAGCTCGCTCACTTTCTTGGGCCGCGTCTCAGAAAACAAAAGATCGCGCAGGAATGCCTGCGTCTTTTTCAGCGCCCAATATTGTTCCCTGCGCAGGCTCATGCTTCAGCCTCCTCCTCGTCTTCGTCCTCTTCTTCCGGCCACAGGATTTCGTCAGCATCGCGAGCGAGCGATTGCAGCGCATACTCGTTGCCAAACTTAATCTCCATGTGCGAAGTCACGCCGCTCTCCTCCCAAGAAACAATCGCCAGCCCACAATCAAAATTCTCCGCCAGCATCGCACGCACCTGCTCAAGCATATCGCTGCGATCTTTGGGCGGTTTTTTCATTTGATGATTCGAGCCATGATCATTCGCATCGCATCGAGTGCTTGCAGTGAACAATCGTTTTTTCTCCCCGGCGCGACATCGGCGTGCCGGATGATATTTTTCACAGGGATTTCAAACTCGGCCATGATCGGCTCCAGGTATTCAGCGGCACTCATCAGGGCGTCCTCGGATGGCGGGTTCGTGTAGGTGTCGCCTTCGAAGGCCAGGCCGATGCAAAAATCATTGCAGTTCTTGCGGCCCTTCCATTCTGAAATTCCCGCGTGCCATGTTCGCATTGTTGGCTCTGCCAACGCGGTGCGCTTACCGACATTAGAAACGATGCAATGATAAGAGACGCGGCTAGCAGGGTTCATGCACCAAGCTACGCTCCCCGCATACGCTCCACTGGTGTGATGAAGGAGAATGTGAGTAGGTAGGATTTTCTTTCGCGGCGTAATGTTTGGCGTGTGCTTGCGCGTCTCCTTGTAGAGTGGCCGCGACGGCTTCACCAGCGTGTCGTATTCGCGCTGAAGATCGGCGAGCGTGGTTGGTTGCGGCGTCTCGACTGGCGGGGTAATTCGCGGAGCAAACAACCTGCGCAGGAGTTCGAGGATCACTTGCTAGAGCGGGGTTTCGGCAACTCGTAAGAGAATGTGCCGTAATCCGTCGAGAAGCCCACGCGCAGCGTCTCGCACCCGCACAAGGCCAACAGGCAGGCGCTCATTAAAAACGCGATGGCGAGCATCGTCGCGAGTTTGGCGGGCGGGATCATTTCTTTGAGTTACGCAGAAGGTTGATTATTCCCACCGCACCGATCGCGGTTGCCACGATCTGGTTGGCAAGTTGCGGCTCCAGAACTATTCCAAAGCTGCCTGCGATTAAGATTATCCCGCGCCAAGTCGAACTCTGCCCGAGATAGTTAAGTGCTGTATCAATCAATTTCATTCTTTTGGCCTTTCAGTTTTCGCGACATGTAAATCGCCGTGCAGACTGCGGCGGCGAGTCCAAAGCAAGCGGTCGCGAATTGCACGCCTGCTGTTAGGTGGGGGAGAAGGGACAAGAAAAGCGATGCGCTCGATGTTGCGGTTCCTACGAAGCCGACGAAGATGGGATGGTCGTTCATTTTACTTTTTCCGCGCGAACCCAAGAGCCTTGCTCAATCACGGCGGTAAATCCCGTAGTTGCGGCATTCTGCGCGAAACGGAATGAAACGGTTCCTGCGGTTGATCCGGTTTGCAAATACATTTTTTGCATGTTAAAAAAGGACTCGTCAGCATTGCCATCGTCATCAAAAATTACACCTCGGCTTGCAAGGCTTGCGCCGCGCGGTGAGAGTGAAATGTTTCCAAGAGTTCTGACTAGGCCACTAAATTGCGTGGCTCCTGCAGGAATGGAAACCTGCCCGTCAATATATCCGTTGGCAACTTCTGACTTACACAACAAATTCCACTCTACCAAATATTCTGAATTCGCCTGTGCCGTCCAATTAAGGCCAGTGATGGCAACAAGCGATGTCGTGGCATTCGTGGCCGCAGCAGTAAGAGCTTGGAAAATGAAGGAAGGATACCCACTCGTTGGGGAAAACGAATCCGCGTCGATCAACTCTTCCGCCACCGAGCAAGGTTGCAAGATCACCGTCTGGCGAGTGCCGCTCTCTGTGAGTTCAAGCTCAAGGTCAAGATCAACAGCGGCACTGTTGCCAAGAAGATCACGCAGGGCGAAGGTGGCGAAATTCACATCGGCGGTTTTGCCGGGTTTGGCGGTGAGGTTGTGGGAGATGGTGAGCGGGCCGGCATCCAATGATTGATTTGCGTAGCCTTTCGCGCCAGAAAATGTCAGATCGAAGTATTCGCCGAGAATTCCAGTGACAATAATTCCACCAGAACCAATCGAGTCAAGCGCTTGCAATGCTGCTTGAATATCTGCCGCGCTTGCCGTCGCCGAAATCGGAGCGGTTTGGCGGGTGATCGTGGTAAAATCAAAAGTGGTTGTTGCCGAGGATGTGATCAATGTTCCGCCCGCCGTGGCCGCAACTGTGAATTGCGTGGGCTGCGGAATTGTTTTAACAAAATAATCATTGAGATTGGCTAGCCCTGTTACTGTGCCTGTGAATTGAATAGTGACAGGCTGATTGAGAGTTAGACCATGATTGCTAATAGTTGAAAAAACGCCATTAGTCACTGCACCCACAACACCTCCACTCTGGATTGCGAGATC